AGAACATGACAATTAAATAGAGGTGATACAGATGAAAGAAATACCGTTATTGACGGCTAATGATGTTGAGTGCCGCATAAAGAAGATAACGAATGAAGGAGCAGTCCTTTTGCTGTACAAGACCGCAAGGGTTGATATGCGTATCCTCGACGAGGTGTACGGGTCAATGAATTGGCAACGACACCACGAGATGATAAACGGCAATTTGTTCTGCACTATATCCGTATGGGATTCAGAGAAATCTCAATGGGTAAATAAACAAGACGTTGGCACGGAAAGCAACGCCGAAGCTGAAAAAGGACAAGCGTCCGACGCTTTTAAGCGTGCCGGATTTGCTTGGGGAATAGGGCGGGAACTCTATGATTCGCCGTTCATCTGGATATCTGGGAAAGTCAGCAAGTACGACCGCTTCCATGTAACTGATATCCAGTATGACAGAGAGAAGCAAGAGTTTACCCGTCTCACGATTTGCGACGACAAGGGCAAGGAACGGTATCGCCTTGGAACGAAAACAGATCGCCCGCAGAAGGACGATTCAACGGAAGAAGAACGGCGAAAAAAGGGAATTGAAGCCATTGAGCAAATGGCTCGTAAGTTGCCGGGATTCGATTTGTACGAATACATGGGGGTAATGACCGGAGAACGAAGTTTAAGCCGCTTATCCGTAAAACAGCTTGAAAGCGTGTACAAAAAATTAAAACAACAATCGGAGCATCCTCATGAAGTTCGTCTCTAAGGGAATACAGGTAATTAAGTCTTTCGGAGTAGGGTTATTTATTCCTTCTCCGAAGGACAACGAGTTATCACAGATAGACGAATCGCAAGAATATACAGTTGAAATAAAGAAAGTATGCAAAAAGCGGAGCTTGAACGCTAACGCCTTTTGTTGGGTCTTGTGCCAGCGAATCGCGGAGCATTTAAGCAAGGACGGGCAGTATTCAAGCCGCGAGGACGTGTACCGTAAGGCGATAAAGGACTGCGGACACTTCACTCCGATACCCGTAAAGGTGGAAGCGGTGGAGCGATTCAAGGCGATTTGGGCGGCTCACGGTATTGGGTGGTTGACTGAAGACCTAGGCGAAGCACGAAAGGCGAAAGGGTACAGAGTTCTCGCGGCTTACCACGGGTCAAGCACTTACGATGCTGCCGAAATGACGCGATTAATTGACTGCCTTTGCGATGAGTGCAGCCAGTTAGGGATACGAATCGAACCGCCTGAATACATGCAATCACTCATAAACGACTGGGGGCATACCGATGATAACAAATCAGTACGGAACGTATAAGGAACACGGACACCGGCATACACGGTTGTACAACATATGGAGCGGGCTTAAAGCTCGTTGCAACCGCCGTAACAATCCGGATTACAAGCTCTACGGAGCAAGGGGGATAAGGGTATGCGACGAGTGGAACGACTTCATGAAGTTCTACGCATGGTCGATTGCTCACGGATACAGCGAAACGCTCACAATCGACCGTATCGACACGGACGGCAACTATTGCCCGAGCAATTGTCGTTGGGTCAGTTGGAAGACTCAGGCGAATAACAAGAGGAACAATCACATGATTACGTTCCGGGGCAAACGGGCAACCCTTCAACAGTGGGCAGATTCTGTGGGGATTAAGGCGAATACTCTGCTTTACAGACTCAAAAGAGGTTGGAGCGTAGAAAGGGCGTTAACGACGTGAACAAGAACACTAAGCAAGACCGCGAATTGTTCCGCAAGACGAAGCGGCAAGCGATTGAGAGAGATGGGAATTGCTGTGTGATATGCGGAAAATACGGGTGCGATGTACACCATATCGTATTTCGTTCGCAAGGGGGAAAAAGCACCCTTGATAATCTTGTGTGCTTGTGCCGTGAGTGTCATAACGACAAGGCACACGGAGCCAAGGCGAATGAGTACAGAACGATGTTCCAGTTGTATGTTGCCGAGAAGGAGAAGGAATGAGTAAAGGAAAGCGTTATTACTGGTTGAAGCTAAAAACGAACTTCTTCGACAGCAAAGAAATGTTACGACTGCGAAGCATTGCGGGCGGTGATACATACACAATTATTTATCTGAAGATGTTGCTGTTATCGCTCAAGACTGACGGGCTTCTTGAATACGACGGAATCGACGCAACTCAAGACGAAGAAATAGCGTTACTACTTCGCGAAAACTTAGACAACGTAAAACTTACAATTGCGTTTTTGAAACGGGTCGGATTACTGGAAATGGTGAACAAAAACGATTTTTTTCTTAACCAAGTGCCGACGCTAACAGGTGGCGAAACCCAAGGTGCAGAGCGGCAAAGGAGACATAGAGAAAACGTAAAAGCGTTACAATGTCACGCTGACGTAACGCCGCCGTCACAAAACCATAACGCTAGAGATAAGAGTATAGAGAAAGAGAAAGAGAATAAGAGTAAGAAGGATAAAACATATAGTCCTTCTCTACCTTCGGTAGCTGAAGATATTGTGACTTTTCTCAACTCTACGGTTGGAAGTAACTACAAAAGCACAACGGGTAAGACACGCAAGTTAATAGCTGCACGGATTGCAGAAGGCTTTACGGTTGATGATTTTAAGACGGTTATAAGCAAGAAAGCCAAAGAATGGCAAGGAACGGATATGGCTCAATACCTTCGACCCGAAACGCTGTTCGGTACGAAGTTCGAAGGGTATTTGAATCAACCCGAACGGAACAATAGGCGATCGCCTATAAGCCGAGCAGAGCAAGAACGGCAAGAAGGGATAGAAGCAGTCAATAGGCTTATAGCCGAATATGAAGAAGAGGAGCGACAGAATGAACAAATCGGACATAACGAAAGCCATAGCACCTTTACAACTAGCATATAAAGGGGCGTTAGAAGAAGAACGATTGAGATTATACGTCATGATGTTAAGCGACATACCGCCGCAAATCCTTGAAGTGGCAGTAAAGAAGCTGATAATGACAAACAAGTTTTTGCCTTCAATCGCAGAGATAAGAGAAACAGCGTACGGCATTAAGGGCACAGTCAGCGGAACGGCTGCACCTGACGAGTCGGAAGCCTGGGGCGAAGTGGTTAAGGCGATTCAGTCAGTTGGCTATTACGGCAAGCCGAAATTTAGCCATGAAGCGATAACGGCGGCGGTTAATAATATCGGTTGGCAAGATATATGCACGACTCCGAACGAGGGAACGAATACGCTACGGTCACAGTTCAGACGGGCGTATCAACTGGCGGCACAACGGCAAAAGGACAACCGAGATAATGCAGTTTTAGGGATAAGCCCGAACAACGAGAAGCTAAAGCAGTTAACGGGGAACATCGTGAAGCGGTTGAGTTAATTCAATTTATAGAGGAGACACAAGGCAATGAAAGAGTACGCATTTAGTTTTAGCAACGAAATGAAGCAGAACGGAGACGAATATAATCTCTTACTCACCACAGCTTATGGCACTTATAACTCCGAAAAGGAAGCCATTCTCGAAGCTATGGAAATGTGTGAATATTACGGATACGAATTTACACACCTGGTCGTAGGAAAGGCAGAATACTTTGCCCCTCGAATAGACGCAGAATCAGTGTTAGAGGATTTAGCGCAACTAGCCGATGATAACGGGTACAAGGAAGACGGATACCTTGAAAACGTCAAAAGCGAACACATAAGTGAGCTTGATGAGATACTCACCAAAGCCTATCTTACATGGGAAAAGAAACACCCCGAATATCGTAACGACAGCTATTTAATGACCAATACTGTTAGATACTCTATCAGTGAATTAAAAGAAGAAATGGAAAATAAGCGAAAAGGAGAATAACCATGAAAAATACAGAAAAGCGGTACATGACAATAAAAGAAGCTATGGAGTATACGGGCATGGGCGAATTGACGCTTCTAGGAATCCTGGCAGATATCGACGTATACCCGGTACAGCCTGGCGGCGTAGGCACAAGGCGATTTATTGACAAGACGGACATAGATGAAGCGTTCCGAATCTTGAAGGACAAGGAGCGAGTTATACGACACACACGAAGCGGACGGCACCCGTTTTAATTAAAAGATTTGAGCGAAGAAAAGGAGATCCGAAAATGAACAATGTACACCTGGAAGGCAATTTAGCACGAGACATAGAAATCAGCTTTACAAAGTCAGGTATGGCAGTAGCCCGCGGGAGCGTCGCATGCAACCGCCGAGTAAAAGACGGGAACGAATGGAAAGACGTAGCGGACTTCGTTCCCTTCGTAGCCTTTGACGCATTGGCCGAAGGCATGAGCGAATGGACGAAAGGTACAAGAGTGTGGGTAGTCGGACGGTTCTCGACAACGAAATACGAGAAGAACGGAGAAACCCGGTATTCATCGAACGTAGTCGCGACAGGAGCGGGAACGGCGATATTCCCGTATAAGAAGAAGGACGGGAAAGATTCAGGATTTAACGGATTAGGAACAGAAGTTGATGAAGAAATTCCCTTCTAATATCGAATAAATTGAAAATTTGGCACTTCTGACGGGTTTTAAGATGGTGAACGATAAAATTATCGTACAAAACCTTAAAACTCGTTAGAAGCCAAAATACGACGAAAAAGGAGCAAACGAAATGGACAATAAAAACGAACGGGACGAAATTCTGGAGCTTGTGGAAGAAATGATGAAAGAGTTCGGATTAACTGAGACGAGTCTGCGGAATCCGATTAACGGGCAAATAGAGGAAGCCGACGAAGTTCACAAACCGACGCATTACAACTGGAGAGGGACGGAATGTAAAGACGTTATACGGCAGTTGTTGGGGTCGGAAGGGTATAAGCGATATTGTGAAGGAAACGTCATTAAATATTTGTATAGATATACGAAAAAAGGTACACCCGCAACGGACATTGCAAAGGCTGCGGAGTACCTAAGAATGATTGCAGAAGAGGAAGCGGGGGAACAATCATGATTATAATCGCTCAGGGAAGTATAGAATTAACGCAAACGTGCGAAATGTACACGACGGGGCGTGTTGTTCAGATAATGATTAATGAAGGCTTCTTTGATGTTTCGTTTAGTAATGATAAAAAGGCTAAAGCGGCACTTCAGTTGATTAAAGAAGAAATAAAGCGGCAATTATCTTCTTGTCGGTGCGAAGTTGTTATTGATATAGATGAAATCAGGAACATAGTTGAGAAAGGATAATAATATGAAACAAACTTTTGTGCGTAATCCGGTTAAAATAGTTGCTCTAAGATTTTATGACAATAATAGAGAAATCGAAGAGTTTTTAAAAGAAAATAATGAACATCATGGTAGAGATTATGGGTGGGAGTTTTGCACCCTTAACCATGAACCCTTCTTGAAAATCCTCACATTCTTGCCGGAGAGCGGAGCATACTCGTTGATTGGAGTTCACTATGGGGATTACATAAGTGCAGACGAAGAAGGGACATTAACATATATAAGTCAGAAAGATATAAAAGAGTCCTACGTCGAAGTCAAGCCTAATGATAAGAAAATAAGGTTCGCCACATTTGATGGCTATTTCAGCACTATAATGAGTTTCTTAGATGAGGCGAATCGTGAGTGCGGTTGTGATAGGTATAAGTATTATTGCTATGTATCACCTCGTTCAATCGTAAAAATTTCTGATAGTAATAGCGAAACAAGTTTCAGCCTAATGGAAGAGGACACATTAGTAATAAATAAAGATGGAACGCTAACCAAAATACCTAAAGAAGGAGATAAGCATGAATAAGGCTGAGCGTTCGGCAATAGAAGAAGCGATAAGTCTACTAGAATATACGATTAAGCACGGGGAGAAAAGCTTTTGGTACGAAAACGTTATTACAACTTGTGAGAGCGATTTACAAGAAACACTGGAGATATTAAAGGGAATAATTAAAACCAAAGGAGATATGCATGAACGGACTTGAGTTAATCGGCTACATATGCAAGTCAGTAATGTTCTTAGTGACGGGCATGATTCTGATTATTGTATATGCGGAATGGAGTAGTCGAAGATGATACGAAGTAAAAAGACGGTAGTTGACGGGATAACGTTCGACAGCAAAACGGAAGCGGAGTATTACGAATATTTAAAGCAACCGGAAGTAGACAAAAGAATACACTTAGTTCATTGTCATCCTAAATTTTTATTGCAGAAATCTTTTGAAAGATACGGACAAAAATACAAGGCGATTAGGTATATAGCTGATTTTTTATGTTACGACTCTGAAAAAAAGCAAATGATTGTTATTGACGTTAAGGGATACGCCATGGAAGACGCGAAATTAAAGCGGAAAATGTTCGCGTATATATACCCGGCGTATAAACTCGTATGGGTCGCCAAATCTAATAAGTATAGTGAAACAGGGTGGATTGATTACGACGAACTACAGAAGTTAAGACGGAAGGCGAGAAAGGAGCGGAAGAATGGCACGACGAAATAAGCGACGACATTATCAAGCTCCGAGGATAGTGATTCTAGGCAAGACAGCGGAGAAGAATAACAAGCCGCGAGAATCCGCGTCACGGTGTGCATTCTGTGGCAGACCGTTGTTCCGTGAATCCGCATGGCACTGGATATATGATGAATACGGACAACGGGTGAAGAAGTGCAATAATGAAGCCATATGCAGAGAGTGTAGAAGTCAAGAAGGCGAAGACGCTTATATTACGGCGGTAACGGGAAGAAGACCTAGACACGAAGAACAGGAGGAAGAATGAACGGGCGGGAATATCTTGAGTATGTACGAAGCTTAAATGTACGGTTAAGAATAAAAGAAGATCGCATTGAGCAACTACGGAAAGACATATGTACTTTACAAGCGATTGACTACTCAAAAGACCGAATAAGTGGAACGAGTTCATCAGACATAAGCGATAAGATAATTAAATTAGACGAGCTTATAAACAAAACATATACGGAATGGGACACGCTTATAGATGAACGAGAAAAAGCCGAAACGCTTATTAACTCGCTAATTAACGTTTACGAACGGCGAATACTGCAACTACGATATGTCTACTGTAAGAGTTGGAGCGACGTTGAAGACGGTATAAGCATGTCGCACGTACAGACGTTCAGACTACATAAACAGGCGGTAAAACATTTTAATCTTATATATCGAAAAGACGGAACATAATGGCACAAAATGGTACTGAATGGTACAACCAAAGTATGATATAGTGTATATGTAAAAAGTAGGGGATGAAGTTCATGCGTGAACGATTCCGAGGAGACAGCTGCGGCAAGTCTCAACCACTAATTCTAATATGTAGTTTATTTACAGGTTGGGGCGGTCACATTGGCCGCCTTTTGCCGTAAAAAAATAAGCCCTCTTAATTGAGGGCTTTTACTATGTTTAAATGTTTAAACGTCTGTCATAAAAGGCATAACCAAGCCAATAGAAAGAAGGTGAGAACATATGAGTGAAGAGAAAAAGAGCGAAAAATTAAATCCGAAGCAAGAAAGATTTGCTATTGAATACATAAAAGACATGAACAATACAAAGGCTGCCGAAAGAGCCGGATATAGTAAAAAAAGTGCTTATATGCACGGCTGTAGGCTGATAAATAATGATAAAGTACGTAAAAGAGTCGCGGAGCTTGAAGCCGAAGTAAAAAATGAAGCAATTGCAACGGCTCAAGAGGTTGAAGAGTTCTTAAGTGCAGCAATGAGGGGACAGTTAACGGAAGAAAAGAGTTATAAGAACGCGAAAGAGAAGAAGGAAAAACAGATCGCGATGAAAGAACGAATAAAAGCGGCTGAACTTCTCGCTAAGCGTTACGCATTATTGACAGAAAAGACGGAGTTAAGCGGTAAAGACGGACAGCCGATTATTATAGAGTTCTCGCATATGCGAAGAAATGAAGATACAGAATAGTCTTATACACATATATAAGGGAAATGAAAACAGAGGAATTGATAGAATTATTCCTTGGAGTTGCATAAAAGTATCGTATAAGCACGGGATAGAAGAAGAAAAACGGAATAAATATGAATATTACAATCGATTACATGCCAAATGTACGGCAAGATGAATTTCATATGTGTAACGCTCCGTATGCAGTTTACGGCGGTGCAAGAGGCGGCGGCAAGACCAAAGCATTAGTTATGGACTGTTTGGCGTACTGCTTAGAGCATAACGGCTGTAACGCTTATCTATTCCGTGAAACATATCCGAACTTAGAAGCAAATGTTATTAGAGAGTGGAAGCGGTCAGTACCGAGAGAGTTATACGAATACTCCGAGCAAAAACATATAGCGACGCTTATAAACGGATCTAAAGTATTATTCCGATACGTACGCACAGAAAAAGACGCAGAGACGTACCAGGGTCAAGAGTTCGATTATTTAGGTATCGACGAATTGACAAAACACACGGAACGAACAGCCGAGTTATTAACTGCATGTCTTCGCTCGTCTCGTGGTTTTCCTGTTCGCTTCCGCGGTTCGTGTAATCCCGGCGGCAAGGGTCATGGTTGGGTAAAACGTAAATACGTAGAAGCAACTGAATACGGTAAATATGAAGTTATCGACAAAACGACTGGACTAGAAAAAATGTTTATACCGGCTCGTGTGTATGATAACGACGTGCTTATGAAGAATGATCCAAATTACGTAAAGCGTCTTGAAGCCTTGCCGGAGCAAGAGAAGAAAGCGTTTTTATATGGTGACTGGGATGTTTTTATCGGGCAAGTCTTCACCGAGTTTAACCGAGATAAGCATGTAGAAGAACCGTTTACAATTCCTGATGACTGGATAAAAGTACGTTCAATGGACTGGGGCTTTTCAAAGCCGTTTTCTATTCACTGGTATGCGATTGATTACGACGGCGTAGCCCATTGTTACCGCGAATATTACGGCTGTACAGGCGAACCGGATGAAGGGTTAAAGCTAACACCGGATGAAGTGGCTGCCGAGGTCGTAAGGTTGTCGGGCAATGAACGATATACATATGACGTAGCTGATAAAGCAATCTGGCAAAAAGATGACCGCATGAAGTGGAGTATTCAAGGCGAGAGCATTGCAGAAATCTTTGAACGGCACGGGATTTACTTCACTCGCTCTAATTCTGAACGTATAGCCGGTAAATTAATGGTTCATCAGTATCTTAGAGAGGGGAAAATAAAAATCTTCTCTAACTGTAAGCACATGCTAAGAACACTACCGGAACTTGTATATGATGAATCGAAACCTGAAGACGTAGACACGACCCAAGAAGATCATGCGTACGATGAATTGCGGTATTTTTGCATGAGCCGACCGATTAAGCCGACACGACCGAAAAAGGAGTTTAGCGACGGTTATAAAACGATTGATGACAGTGAAGAGGTGACAGCATGGGGGATTTAAAAAGTTTTGATATAGAAGCGGCTAGACGAAGAGTAAAAAGTGCGTTAAGTGCTACAAGCGACTGGCGAGAACGAGCCAAAGAAGATTACGAGTTTATGCAAGGTAAGCAGTGGGCTGACGCCGATTTATCGCGTATGAAGAAAGCGGGAAGACCGGCAATTACGATTAATAGAATCCGACCGGTTATAAATCTGTTATGCGGTTATGCGGCACAAAACGAAACGGAACCCGACTTTCTTCCGAGGTCTGAAGAAGACGATAGAATAAGCCGAGTTGCAAAAGGGATTACTAAGTATTGCTTAGACCGTGCGAATTATCAAAGAACGAAGAATAAATGTTTCAGAGATAAAGTAATATGCGGTCTCGCGAATTACTGGATTACGTACGATTTCGATTACTCGCGGCTCGACGGGACTATCAAGATTGATAGGGTTAGCCCGTTTGACGCGTTTATAGACCCTGAAAGCCAACAAGAAGACTTGAGTGACGCTCAGTATTGTGGGCGGTACTCGTGGGAAAGTCCTGATAAGCTGCGGCAAATATACAGCGACAAGCAAAAAGAAATAGACACGCTGCAACATAAGCTTGACAGCACGGAAACGGCTGTTGACACGATAAACACGGAAAAACTTTGGTATGATACAGACTTTAAAAAAGTACGAGTAGTTCAGTATTGGTATAAGGAATATAAGACTCAAGAAGTCTATATGACCAAAGAAGGCGTTGTTACAGAAGATAATCCGTTATTTACACAGCTTAAAGCAACGGGAACGCAGCCGACGACGATACCGAAGACGGCTATACGATACGCAACGTTTTGCGATGATGTATTGTTAGAAGACGGCGAAAGCCCGTATAAGCATGGAAAATTCCCGTTGGTACGTGAATATTGCTATTACACCGGGGAACTGGCAGACGCTGAGTTAGAGCCGGCTGGAGTTGTAAGAGATATAAAGGACGCACAAAGGGAATTAAACAAGAACCGCAGCCAACGTATGCACGTTGTCAATCAGCAATCATTAGGCGTTAAATTCTGGACGGGTGTCGTTGATGAACAGCTGAAGAAGACGATAAAGGAAAAGGCAACAACACCCGGAGCAAACATATTCTTACCGAATGGGGTAAGCTATCAAGACGGTACGCCCGCTTATGATAGTTCTGTAAATATAAATCTTGAACAGCAATCAAGCAATGATTTTTATTCGATTAGTGGAATAACGCCTGAATCGTTAAGTGGTAGCGTTGGAGCAATGAGCGGCAAGGCGATCGACTTACGACAATCAGTAACGACAGTACAGACGGCGGGAATATTCGACCAGACGAAGGAAACAGAGCGGCAGATTGTTCAACTTTTGTGGGGCGAGAAGAACGCCGAAGGACTTATACCGCAGTTCTATAACCAAGATAAAGCAATGCGGATACTTGGCGATGACGGGCAGAAAGAATTTATACAAATTACGCCGAACTTAGGGCAGCCTATGCAAGAACAATTTGCGGTTGACCCGGCTACAGGAATGCCGAAGACGGACGAAGAAGGGAACCCGATTAAGAAAGTATTATATGACCTTTCTTGCTTTGATTTCGATATCGTCATTACGACTTCTCAAGCGTCCGCAACAGCACGACGGGCAAATCTGTATCAGTTACTTGAAGCGAAAAAATCAGGCGTTGATATTCCGATGGATATCATTCTTGACTTCATGGACTTCCCCGAAAAAGAGAGTGTTAAGAAACGCATACAAGAAGCGGCAGAACAACCGAACCTTCCCGATGTACGCATAAACGGACGGCTTGCGGATTTACCCGCCGAAGCGTTAAGTACGGCACTTTCTAGCATTGGCGTACAGATGTCGCCTGAAGAGATATTGCAAGAACGGTTAGCAATGAAGGGATACGCACCGCCACCGCAAATACAACAACCGCAAGGCGTGCAACAGTTAGGGCAAGACCCGCAACAAATTCAGTTATTGCAGAATATGCAACAACTAGGGCAATAAAAACAGACCCGGACACGTCTATAAACTGTCCCCTCCTTTTCTCGTCCTTAGCAAGACGTTAAACGGCTAATTATAAACCACATTCGCCCGGCAACGGCGTTAAACTGCAATTATATTATTTCGTCCGGCAATGACGTTAAACGGCAGAAAGGATATTGCTATGGATAACAATGAAATGGTTAATGCTGAAGAAATGGGCTTTACTCAAGAAGATTTAGAAGTCGTGAAAGACGAAATGGATCAGGGCAACCCTGAAGAATCTGACAGTAAAGAACCTGAAACGCAAGAAAGTGGCGAAAAGCCTGAACAGTCTGAAGAATCTGAAGAACAGGACGAACAGCCTAAAGAAGCCGAAGGCGAAGAACACGCCGAGAATTTAAAAGCGGCACTTGCTCAAGAACGGGCAAGGCGTAAAGCGGCCGAAGAACGGGCAAGGACGTTACAGGCACAGCAAGCACCCGTTACATTACCTGAACAGGAAATAGCTAATATCCGAGATTTTGCAAAGCAAGAAGCGTTAAAGCGGTTAGGGGTAAAGGCTGAAGACGTGGAAGGGTTAATGTATGAAGATGAACAAAAATACAAAGACCTTTTGAGACTACAGACGCAAATTGAGTATGTAGTTTCTAACCAAATGCACAGCCGATACGACCAGATACAGAAGAATCAAACGTTTGTGAATGAAATAAAATCAATCCCGAACTTCAATGAACTGTATCAAGACGGCGTAGAAGCCCTTAACGAAATGACGCTAAAAGACGCAAGACCGATTAATGACGCATTCGCCAATATTGACAACGGTGAAGGAACGGAAGCGGATTTTGATATTGTCCGTAAATTCGTTAAAGAGCTGCAAGACAAACGGGCGGCAACAACCGTAAAGGACAGCCCGTTAGATGTAGCTAAAACCTTGCCGAAGGCGGGAGCGTTAAGCGGCGGCAACAACACACCGCCGAAGTTAAGCGATGAAGAAATTTTGGAAGCGTATCAAAACGGTGAAGCGGACAAGCTTCCTGAAGATGTACGCAAGTATTTTGATAATTTACTTGAATAAGGAGATAAACACATGGCAAACGAAATTCAAATTCCCGCTAATTTAGTACCGAAGGTATGGGCTGCGAAAGTATGGACAGAAGGCGTTAAAGCGTCTTATTTTGACAAGTTTACAGACGCAAACGGCAACAATGTAATTCACAAGAATGTGAAATTAAAAGGCGTTAAAGGCGATAAGGTATACTTTGGACTTGCAATGAATCTTACGGGTGACGGTATCAAGGGTAATAACACACTCGACGGACACGAAGAAGAATTACACATTTACGATTTCGCCGTTCCCGTTGAACTTGTTCGTAACGCTGTCGCTCGCTTCGTGGCAGATGACCAGAAAAGCCCGTACGAAAATCTTCAGATTATTAAACCGGCTCTTCAACAGTGGGTTACGGATTGGCTTGATGATACCTTCATTAAGAAGTTAACCGCTTCCCCTACAGCCGGAGAAGTTATTTACGCTTCGGCTGCGGGTACTGAAGCCGGCACGACGGCAAACGATAAATTAACGTGTGCGTTGATTTCCCGTGCAAGACGTAAAGCAATGCTTCATGCTCCGAAGGTGAACCCGGTAAAAGTAGACGGTCAAGACCGCTATATTATGTTAGTTTCGCCGTGGGCGGCTAAAGACCTTAAAACGGATCCCGTATGGATTCAGGCTCAGGCACAAGCAAACGTCCGTGGCCGAGAAAATCCGATTTTTACGGGTGCGTTAGGCGAATATGACGGCGTTATCCTGTACGAATATGAACGTATCCTTAACACGACTACAGGGGCAAGCAGTGCCAATGTATGTCATAACTTGTTGCTTGGCAAACAGGCTGCGTGCTTTGGCGTTGCAAAAGAAGCTACTCCGATTAAACAGGTTAGCGACTACGGCAACCGTGAAGGCAACGGCATTTCCTTGTATGCGGGTATTGAAAAGTCGAAGTATAACGGCAAGGATTACGGCGTAATTCAAGTTATTACAGGCGGCACGGTAGAAAAATAATGAACGCAAAGGACAAAGGGGGAAGGGATAACCTTTCCCCTTATTCTTTTATGAGGTGTATATGAGAGTTAGAGATTTAATTAATAGGGCGTATATGCAAGTTGGCGATACGTCACAAGAGACATACACGCCTTATCAGTTTTTAGAGTTTTATAACGAGGGTAACCAGTTACTAAACACGCTCATGGGGAAATATTGCCCTAGCCTTGGAGTCACTACGTATGAAGATAGAGGAGTCGGGCAAATTTTTCTACCTAATCAGTGCGTGGCAATTAGAAAGGTTACGGCAGACGGGCAAGAGGTTCGCGGGTATCATGTTCTAAATTTGCAGACAGTGAAGTTTAAAGCCGATAAAGAACAAGCTATATCCGTCGATTATGTGCCTTCGGCAGAGTATAAAAAATTCGATGATAACAGCAATTACCCTGCTGAACTTGAAACTCTTTTAGTTGATTATATGGTTGCTCGCATTATGAACATAGACGTATCCGGAATTACCGGGAGCATGATAGAGGCCTTACGGTCGCTTAATAACAGTTCCGATAGTGAAAGCGGCTATGTTCTTTCTAAGGGGTATTGGGATTATGACAGTACAAGAACTGATTACGCTGATTAGTGTAGAAAGCAATGAAATACTGGATGATAACAACGACTACATTCAGTATATAAACGCTGGCATTGATTACCTCTCTATGATACTGGTTGCAATTCGTGATAACGAAGTAGTTAAGAGCATGACCGTAACGAACAATAGCGATGTTCCTACAAACTTTATGGGGTTCGTTCCTAAAAGCGGGTATCCCATACGGATTGTGAACGGACTGTTCTCAACATATGACGGTGAGGACGTGCAAGACGTGTTTTACAGTATCCGAAAGAACCATATAAATTCCATGGATTCAGCCGTTCCGTTTAGCGAGTTTTTTACGTCGTATCTGGTACAACTTATTTCATTCTTGATTAAAAAGAAGTCGCTAATGATTGATTACGCTAATTATGATAAAGGGTTTATTGACCACTTGACGGAGTTAATCAAGGCGTCTAGAGGGCTTACGTAATGGGCGAACGAGCAATAGCAAGTACAAACGGATATAGGCTTGGCCTTGACTGGAGCAATCCACCTGAAGGGATTGATATACAGGCACTTACTCAGGCAATGAATTGCGAGTTTGATAGAACGGACAATGCTTTAAGAACGGTATCAGGGGTAACCATTGCGTACGACGCGGGAATGTCGATAGACACGTTATATTACGACGTGTACCGGCACAAATGGTACTTTACACACGGAACAGAGTTATACGAAACGGATCTAAAAACACGTAAGCGATTAGGAACGCTCACAGGGCAGCACAAGCCGAAGTATCACGCTTACAGCGGTGATATTCTCATCGCAAGCGGCGGTAAGCTACAAGCCATAAGCGGAACGGGTGAGTTATCGACGGTAGACGGCTCTCCGTCTTGTGAGATTGTAAACAGCCATGCGGGTCGCGTTCTCGTTGCGTCTATTTATTCTCATCGGCTAACGTGGTCGGCTATTGGCGATTACCACAGTTGGGAGAATAACAAAAACGACAGCTCAAGTGGGCAGTATTTAGATGTTGGGTACAAAGACAAAGGGGCAATAGTTGCCGTCGATTTTCTAACACGTGCAATTATCGTTTACAAGGAATACGGAAAGGTTTATCAGGTTGTTGGAACCCCTGACGAAGGGAATTTATCCGTGTACCCTTTGTCTAGCACGGGTTTTTGTAGTGGTTCGGCGATTAATATAGACGATAGAAGTTATTACCTTGGAGAACAGGGCTTAATGTCGTTCATGCCGACAAACACATACGCAGAGATACAACCGTTTGAAACAGGGTTAAACATTAACTCTTATCTACTTACTTACGTTGGAAAAGATTGCGAGATGTGGCATTGTCCGAGCCGTAAGCAATTATGGATTAAGCCGCATAACGGCGGCGGTATTTTCCTGTATCACTACTTGCCGAGGTATCAGGACGGCCGAGGAGTGTTTACGTCACGGCAGTTTGTTCATGACGTGCATGATGTGGTGGACGTGAATAAGAACATTTACGTTGCGTACGGCAATAAAATAGGGGTGCTTGATGACCGTACAGACTTAGACGACGGACAGCAGATAGAAACGTCTATAGTAAGCGGAAACAGACTTGCAATGCGGCTGTTCGTTCTTATCATGAATTACAATTTTGTAACTCACAACCTGATAGACGGATACGGTAGCGTACAAATATCGGACAAGACTCCGAAACCTGTAACGTTTGCGAGCAAGTCAACAAGAACGTATTACGCCGATGAACGTACTTTTAGTGCTGATGACAAGTTAAACGTTAATGAGTACACGAAAGTATATAAAATCGGCGGCGGTGCCAATCGTAACGTACAGTTTAAAATCCATGTGCAAAAGGGAGCGATTTCCTTACGGCAGTTGGATTACACATATGAAGAGGTATAGCCATGGCATATAAAGAAAAATACGCACTTGATATAACCCCTCAAGGCGATACAGTGCGGCAAAGTATTAAAAAGAACCGTGATGAGATATTAGAAGTCGCTAGAACGGTCGAATTGAAAAGCGGCGGCGGTGCGACGGGTCTCCGTAACAGGTTTCTTAACGGTAAGATAAGCAACGGGGAATATTCCTTTTTGACAGGGGATAATCTTGGCGTAACGCTCGACGGAACACAAACACCCGTAATTGTATCGTTTGCAGACGGATATAACGAGTTTGGGGCAGTTGATTACGTCGCGTCTATTGATAGTAAGGTGAGTGCTTGGAGTTTGCTGCCTAATAAAACGCAGTACATATATGTAGAGCGGACTGGAAGCGGTGCCGTAAGTTATGGCAGTACAACCGTAAAGCCGGTGCGACAGTCAACGCCGCCTGATACGGTTTTAAACGCCATGTACTACAACGACATTATGGACATGATGTACGTATATAACGGATCTCAATGGGAACGTAAACAGCGTGTACTTATTGCCGAAGTAGTAACAGACGGAACGAGCGTAAAGACCATTAAATATTATCAGCCGAGTATGAACGGAAGCGGTATTGCGACAGGCTCTATCACAAGTACGCAAATTGCTAACGAGGGTATTAAATCCGTAAGCATTGGTAATGGAGAAGTAAAAACGGTAAACCTTGCGGACAAATCCGTAACCAAAGCAAAGTTAGCAGATGACACGTTAAAGCATATAAACGACGCTGACAACGCTGTTAGAAGTGACTTAACCAATCACAAAGCCGATACAGCCGCACATAAGCCGATATTTGACGGGTTTGTAAAGTCGGCGGCCTATGACAACGGCAAGTTAAAAGTAACGCACGGGAGCGGCACAATTGACAGCGTCAATATCATTACAAGCAATGCCGCCGATACGAATTTGTCATTAGGCGTTTCGCTTGGGGCTGTTAATTCGATTATTTCGGCTCTTCATATTAAAGACGGCAATGACGTTGTACAAGCATTGGGGAATACAGGGCTATCGTCTATCGGCATGGAATTTAATACAAGTAATCCCGACTTGTGGTATATGAAGTTCGGCAAGGCGTTTCATAATTTCACCATACAAGGCGGTAAACGACAGGTTGGAAAACAGGTTGACACCCGCAATGACCCGATGATATTCCCCCGCCAGACATTCGCTACTGCTTTTAGTGATAAATGTTTGTGGATGGGATTCACCATTACACCTGTAGCCAATGGAACATACGGACGTTTTTGGGGTAATTCAGCCGCTTCCGTATTTGCTCGCGAAATGAACAAGACCGACTTCACGTATGAAGTTCATTCTATGCTTGAAGGGATGTTACTTGAAACGGCAACAATGAAATGGATTGCCGTGGGGGTATAGTCATGAAAACAGATAGCTTACAAGACATGGTAAAAGACTATGAACGGCGAACGGGTGAAAAGGTTTCGTTTGATGGCTTTTTCTTTGATGAAGGCAATCATTTCCGAGATGATAACTTTCAATACTTTAACTTCTTCCCTAATGAGGGCTTTATATTCTGGGGGATTAACGAAGAACATGGGGAACGCGTGTTTAGTATTTTACAGACATACGGGAACATGAAAGTAATTGGAAAGTTCATTGTAGACGTAATGGACAAGAACAAACTTGATACAATCGTTACGGCTACGGCACGAAAAAGCGTAAATGGGTTTGTTAAAAAGTGGGATATGAAACGGCTACCCGCCTATGACTACACTTATTACGGGAAGGATTATAAAGTCCTTATAACGAACAAAGAAAGCCTTGAACGCACCTTATAGGAGATAAACATGATATTTAATTTACAGCTTTTTGGCGGCGGCGGTAAAAAATCAAAAGTATCGCATACCGAAGCCCATCTGCCTGAAGCAAGCGTTGAAGAAAAAGGGTTACTTCAAAATCAGTTAAACTGGATTAACGGGGCAAACGCTAGTGCTAATAGGCTTCAGGGTATGGGAGACGGGGCATTAAATAACGCCGTAACGCCGAATTATCAAGACATGTATAACAATTACTTGGCTGCCAATAACGGCAACCAAAACGCACTGGCAGCACTACAAAATCAAGTATCATCTGCGGGAACAAGGAACCTTACAGATAATACAAAGTACGCTCAACAGCTGGGAGCGGCAACGGACGGCATGGTAAATAACGCCGACCGTTTAGCCAATGAGTATAACGGAGCGGTACTAAAGAATCAGACCGCCATGAACGACATTACTCAAGGCAATATCCCCGAAGCATACGCAAAAGCACGGCAGACGGCTTTAAACAATGACTTACAAAGTACCGTGGGGAATGCGTTATCAGGGTTGGCCAGTCGCGGGATCATCAACTCTTCACAGGCTGACAGTGCTTTGAACGACATATCCAAAAACGCAACGAACGCACTGGCGGCACAATACACCCAAGATATTAATACGGCGGCTAACCTCAACAATCAAGCTTATACCAATGCTTTGAATGGCATTGGGGCAAAGATGAATTTATGGGGCAACCAATTCAATAACCAACAGTCTGGAATTATGAACCAGGCGGCTTTAATGAATCAGGGATACGCCAACCAGGTGAATAATGCGGGAACAGCCGCGGGACTTGTCGGACAGCGTGAAGGATTGGCGGCCGCTCCGATTAGTACAGGCAGTTCGACGCAACAGGCGGCAATACAGCCGGCTAAAGATTATTACACCATGGCACAGCTTAACAATTCCGATAATGAGGACTTGTTAAAAGCCTATATGCAAGGACGTTACGGATTAGCCGCACCCGCACAAACAACAGTGCGACAAGGAAGCGGAGGATTTTTAGGAGGATTTATGAGCGGATTTTGTTTTGCAAAAGGTACAGAAGTGGCAACGGTTGAGGGAAGTAAGCCGATTGAAGAAGTTGTTACAGGTGATAAGATCATATCCCTTGGGGAAGTGCTTAACGTTATCGCTATGCACGAAATGGGAGAATCTCCGACGGTACGACTTAATACGGAAGATACAGGCGTGGTTACTACCGCCAGTGAAAAGGTACTTACCAACGACGGATTAAAGCTTGTATCTGAAGTTGAAGTTGGTGAGCCTATTATGACGGTACACGGTTGGCAAAAGGTCACAAGCAAGGAAGATACAGGCATTACAGAAACGGTATATGAACTTGAATGTGACGGGGATAATCTGTTTTACGCTAACGGTATCTTAGCCGAAGGGATTAGCCAGGAAGAGTTACAGGCCTTGAGCGAAGACGAAAAGAAGAAAGGCAGTAAGAAAGGAGAAGCCTAATGAGTACGATTTATTTACAGGACTTTGAGCCGTGGGCGGCACTTGGTAAGCTTGCGGGAATGTACGCAACCCATAGACTGGGACAGCTAAACGAAAACAACATGGCAAAAGGGCTTAACGATGTTCTTGGCGGTGGTGGGAATGGACAGCAACAGCCCGCAGACAAAACGGCCGTTGTAGATGACGGACGCAACGGATTATGGAATCAGTCGCTACCCGCTTCGCAATTCAACGCGGGGCAATATATGAGTAATTCCCTTCGTAGTCAAATCGGCAATGGAAGCGGTGGATTGTGGGGATTTGGCCAAAGTCAGAACACAACGCCTATTACTCAAGCCGCACAGGCTACACCTGTAGCACCTACGCCGACAACAGCACAGCCGATACAAAACAGTAACGCCGATACGACGGCGGCACCGGCCGCATTTTCTTCGACACCTTCGTTTAATCAACGTGGCGGTTTATGGGGATTTGGCCAACAACCCCAACAGCCGCAAGGGTATTTTGGCATGGTAACGGGGAATCCGAATTTTTTCGGTAATGCGTCCCGCGAGGTAGATAGCACCGATACGGACAACAAGACGCAACAGGACAAGCCGGGCTATCAAGTTCCGAATAAGAGCGACATTATAAAGGACGCACGGAAGCGGCTAGGGGCAGATGTATTGACCCTCGTTAAATCTGGTATGGACTTTAAAACCGCGAAGGGGATCGCCGAGGAACTCTATAATACCGATGTAAACAACGAGTACACCAAACAGGCTAATGCGTTCTCCGATAACGTTCTTGCACCTATGCGAAATCAAATCATACAGAGCCTTATTTACACCAAGGATAAGGACGGTAATACGGTTGTTGATACGTATAATTCGCAGAAGGTTAAGGGCATAGCCGCAGCCGTCGATAGGTACAATTACTATGCTAATAAGATAGGTGCTGAAAAGATTGACATGAACAACCTTAACAGCATTTATGCGTTGCATGATGATTATAAGTTCCAACAGATGAGTAACGGACACGTTGCCCGGTTCAACATGACCCAAGGCACAATTGACGATGTTGGCAACTACGCAAAATCCAACATGCAGCAAGCACAGAACGGCCAAATGTTCGTAATGACGGATGACGGAAAAATACAAAACCTTGGCAATTTCGGTAAGAAAAATATCAAGGTCATGAATGACGGTACGGCTTTCATGGTTGGGGCTGACGGTTCATTAACTCGTATTGGTAAATACGTTGACCCGACGAAAGCGGCAACGGCGAAGGCAGCACAACAAAACGCAGCCGTTAAAAACCTCGTTACATTACACAAGGCATGGCAATCAAGCCACCCCGGAGAAGACGAATCTGAAAGCCCGTATTACGCTAAAATTAGAACGTCTATGGGCTTAGCTAACCCGACGTACTCCGAGGAAGAGCAACAACAAGTTGCTGACAGAATCAACCAACTAAAAGCGGCGGGGGTATCGTCAGCACAAATTAAATCCGAGTTAATCGCAAAGGGTCTTAACAGGTACGCCGACTGGGTGCCTGATGATTAATAGAAGGGGCGTTTATGACGTCCCTTCTTGTTTATATATGAAAGGGTAAAACATGGGAGCGTTTGATAACCTTTTTCCGAATGAACAAGATAGTTTAAATTACACACCGCAAGGGTACTTTGATGATATTGTGGAAAACGGTATCATTCAACAGCAGTTAGCCCAACAACAAGCGGCACAACAAGCACAACAAAGCAGTGGCGGATCTATTATTGACGGAATCGCCAACAACGTAGAGTACGTAAAAAACGGCATTGCCAACAATGTGGAATACGTGCAAAACGGGTTTGATAATGCTGCAAAGGCAGCCGCTGACCAAGCGGAAACAACGTTAACTAACGTAGGGAACACGATAAAAGACTGGGGGAACAATGTAAAAAACGCCTGGGATAATTATAATTACCAAGTTGGCAACGCTATTGTTAACGCGTCTAACGAAAACGGCGGCGTTGTTCCTATGGTTGTATCTGATGACCCTGAAGCCACTCTGACACAGTACGGCGGTACAGATTACACCAATGCACGAAGAGACTTATATAACGAAGCTATCGGCAAGCCCGCCGCCAATCTTGCTATTACTCCGTTCATGCCGACACCTATACGAGCAGTAGCCGGAATTGCAGCCGCTCCGATGATTGCGGGAGACCTTGCAGAGATTGCAACGCAAAACGCTGAAGCCAAAGCCAACGGAGAAGCACCCGAAGGAATTATGGGGAACCCTGTCATAGCAACGGCAAAACAGTTTGCGATAGACCCGATTATAGACCCTGTAACACGTGCCGTAAGTGACCCGTCTGGGTTTATTGGCAATATCGTTGATAACCCTACCAACCTTTGGAGTGATGTATTTTTACCCGTAGAGTTAACCAAAGGGGCAGTACCTAAAGGGGTAAAAGAGGGCGTTTATAATAAAGTCTCTGATGTAATTCCTGAACGAGTTAGCGAAGTTAAAGAAAAGATAAGCGACACGGCAGAGAACGCACGCAATAAAGTAGCTGGAGCGTTTGACGATATAGGCAGAGCTGAAATTACAAACGAAACGCCTGAACTTGCAGCCGCATACGAACCGCAAGGAATGTTTGAAGGCATTATCCCTGAAGAAGCCGTTAGCGATTATGTAACACCCGAACGCCCTGAAGGTGGGTACGAAGAAACGGGAAATCTTCAGAATGACATTTATAACCGTTACCGTGCGGCGGGATTTACAGACGTGGAAGCGGCAGCCCTCACGGGGAACATTGGGGCAGAAAGTAGCTTTGACACGGGTGCCGTAAGTTACGACGGAAACGGATCCGTTGGGTTAGTACAATTCACGGGTCCGAGAAAGACGGCACTAGAAAACTTTGCGGCAGAAAGAGGCCTTGACGTAAACGACTGGAGAACGCAAATAGACTTCTCCGTTTACGAGTTAACGCAAGGCGAAGAAACAAAAGCATTAGAAGCAATGCGGGCGAATCCTGACGCAACTCCAGAAGAAATGGCGGTTATCGTTCGCGAAAGATATGAACGTCCTGACCCGTCTGTAGCTAACGACGCAGAACGCCAACGAGTTGCCCGCGAAACTTTTGACGGTAATTACGGGGATTACAAGAGTACGCCGAGAAACGGAGTATCCGAAAATGGCGAATCACGTCGAATCCAACAGGCCGAAAAGGAAATTCCGCATGAAATTGTAGAAAGCGACAAAAACAATTCTCAAATAAGCGGAGATAAAGAAAATTTAAATATTTCGGCAAAAAGCGACCTCGTAGAATCAGATTTAAACCGTGCTAAAGATGACTTGAATATGAATACTAGCACCGATGATACAAACGGCGTTAGAAGTGAAAATAAGGCGGTTTTTGATGATTTAGCTGAAAATAACGCAAAAAAAGAGGCGATAAGTCAAAATATTGACATATCACCTGAAAAATTAGCAGAAGAAATTAATAAATCGCCTAAAATTATGGATTCATTCCGAACCTATGACATTGATGAGCTTAGGCGGTATGAAGAAATGTCATGGAAAGATGTAAATCAAGAAGTAAAGAAAAACATTCTTGATTTAAAAGCCGGCGTTATTGACCCGTTAGGGAATTTAGTGAAGTTTATCTATAATACTGTAAGCCGAAAAAGCTTAGACGGGTTAGCAAACCATTTATACATGGGTTCAGGAAGAGAACCCCGCCATCCTAGTAAGTTAAGGGGATTCGCAACTCAACTCATAAAAGACACGTTGGAAAGCCCTGACGTAATATATGAACAAGCGAATGGGAACCATAGATATGTTGGGTTTTATCGTGGAGAGCGGAATTTACTACATTCCGTAATTGTTTCGGTTAAAGATGGAGAGGTAAGTAAGATAGTAACCTCGTTCGCCCATGATTATAGCCTTGATCGCAGTGATGGGAAAATCGACGCAAAAAAAACGCTCAGTTCTGAAAACAGTAATACACGCGTAACAAATGTTGTACACGTGAACCCTGAAATCAGAAGAGAGCTTAGTTCCCGACAGTCGGAGCGTCCCCCGCAGGCAACCAGTGATAGTGCCGCATTGTCTGACGCTAGACCCGACACATCTGGTAATTCAAGAGTAACAGATGAACCGGGTAAAGTCAATGATAAAGATTTGTCATATAGCGTTAGCAATGACAACACTCCTACGGGGGAAGGCATTGAGCGACTGGGGCGGCCTGTTACACGACGGGAAATTATTAATACCGTTAATGACTTGTTTGACCAACGTGTAAAGTCTGGACGGCTTGGCAAGAGCAAAGACGTTCTTGGATGGTATAACCGCATGACGGAAGTAATCCGTACTCGTAATTTTGGCGACATAAATACGCTTATGCATGAGCTTGGCCATCACGTAGACCATAAGAACGGATTCAGCATTGACCCAAAGTTTAATACCGAATTTTCCAAGGTTGTACATGAACGCTTCGGCAAGGTGTATGACAAATTAGGCGATGAAGGTATACGCAAAGAAGGGTACGCCGAGTTCTTCCATGATTACGTAAGCGACCGAAACAAAGCAAAAGCCGACTTCCCGACGTTTTACGACCACTTCACGGAACGACTGGCAAAGGACAAGGAATTAAACGGAGCGATTAACAAACTGTCTAAGGTTACGCATGAATGGTTTAAGCAAGCTCCGGAAGAACGCGTAAAGGGATCCATTTCATTCGATGACGGGAAATTGTCTACAAGAATAAAAGACATTTCCGACAACGGCGGGTTTAAAGAAAAACTTTCAGACTTAGGACATAGCTTATATACGCATACCGTTGACGAACTGCACCCGTTCGAACAGCTAATGAAAGAAGTAAACAAGCAAATCGGCAAGGAAATCCCGTTTGAAAATGACGTATATAAACAGGCGTGGTTATTCAGAGGTGCGACGGGCAAGGCTCAAGCCCTTGTTGAATTTGGCGATAAGGCGGCCGGGGTTAAAGGGCTTAAAGCTATATTAGAACCCATCGGAATCAAAGAGCGTAAAAACTTTAGTGCTTACCTTGTGGCCAAGCATGATTTAGACTTCCATGCGAACGGGCAAAAGGCTACATTCTCTAAAGCTGAAGACGTGGCAACCTTGCGAAAGTTCGAAAAGAACGAAACGTTTAAAAAGGCCGCCGATGAATTACAGAAATACCAACAGCACTTATTACAACAGCTTGTAAAATCAGGCATGTTAAAGCCTGAAATATACGCCGAACTTGTTAAGAAATATCCGAATTACGTTCCGTTCTTCCGCGACTTTAAAGCGGAAAGCATGGACGGATTCCTTGCAAGTAGTAAGGGATTTATTAACGTAGCAAGCCCTATTAAGAGGTTTAAAGGGTCAACACGGGATATTATTGATCCGCTACAAAGCATTTTACGGAACACGTACCAGTTCACAAACGCCATTGAACGTAACAAAGTGGCTCAAACCTTTGCGAAACTTGCCGATATTCACGGTATGGGGCGTATTGTTGAACAGGTTAAAGAGGGTTCAGCAAGGGCAACGGATAATACTTTTACGGTTTGGCAACGCGGCCAAAAGGTAGTATACGAAACAACTCCCGAACTAAAAGCGGCGTTAGAAATGAGTGACCGTAACGCAAGTAAATTGCTTGTAAGAATCGTGCAAACTCCCGCCAGTTGGTTAAGAGCCGGAGCAACGTCTACGACAGGGTTCGCATTAGCTAACCTTGTACGAGATAACGTAAGTGCGGCAATCTTCTCTAAGCATGGGTATTTACCCGTGTTTGATACGCTTAAAGGGGTATCGCAATTCCTTAAGAAAGGCGAATTGTATCAAGAGTACTTGCGTTCCGGTGCTTCTGGTGCGGCTATGGTTTCGCTTGACCGTGACTATATGGGCGGTCAAATCCGCGAAATCCTTAGAAAAGAACCTGCATGGCAGAAGGTTGTAAAAAATCCTATCGAAGTAATGCGGGCAATCTCCGAAGCTTCCGAAATAAGTACCCGTCTTGCCGAATACGACAACGCTCGAAAAGGGTATACCGGTCTTGCCAATAGGCTTTTTGGTAACGAACGCAAACCGTTCACACCGCAACAAGCAGCCCTTGAAGCCCGTGATATTACTATCGACTTTAGCCGTATAGGAAAGAATACAAAGACTTGGAATAGAATTACGGCGTTTTTTAATGCTGCCGTTCAAGGGGCTGATAAGCTCCGTAGAGTGTGGAAGGAAGACCCTGTAGGGGCTTCTATTCGTGCTACTTTGTTTGTAACTATTCCTACCGTTGCGTTATGGCAGCTTAATAAGGATAACCCTGAATATCAGGAACTTCCGCAGTATGTCAAGGATACGTATTGGATTCTTCCGAGCGGTGACCACTTAATCAAGATTCCTAAGCCGTTTGAATTAGGCGTATTGTACGGAACAAGCGTTGAACGCATGTTACAGTGGATGGACGACAAGGAACACGGACGAAAAGGAATAGGCTTTAAAGGGTACGGCGAACGAGTAGCCGGCGTACTTACGCCGAGCGTTATGCCTACGGCATTTATTCCCCTTACAGAATGGGCGGCAAATTACTCATTCTGGCGGCAGAAGAGTATCGTACCGCAAGCACAACAAGACCTTCCCGACGCATTACAGTACGGTCAAAATACGTCAGCAGTAGCAAAGGGAATAGGGTCACTATTCAATGTGTCTCCGTATAAAGTGGACAACACTATTAGAGGGTACGGCGGTAACCTTGCGACGCTTGGACTTACGGCGATAGACGCAGCCACGGGCGAAACCGCCAATAGACCCGCAAAACGTTGGTACGAAATGCCTGAAATTAATAAGTTTACGGCAACCCCGTATCAAGGAAGCAACAGCGTACAACGGGTATATGATGACTTTGACGAACAAAACAAGCTATTTAACGAGGCAAAAATAACAAAACAGAAACCAGAAGGTTTTGACGTTCGCCAATTTGGGAAACTCAAAGAAGCTAGGAAAGAGCTTACAAATTTATCAAGAGCAAGTAAGGCGATTATGAACAATGATGGCATGAGTGGTGAACAAAAGCGTGAGCAATTAGATCGCCTTAATGTTCTTAAAACCAATATTGCCCGTAGAGTATACGGGTACGACAGAGTTAAATAAGGGACGTGACAAACGTCCCTTTTATTATGCAAAGGAGAGGGCAAATGAATTTTATTTTTGATACGCTTTCACACACATGGGAAACACTTACAACCAACTTTATTTTAAAGGCGGCATTGAGTGCTGCGGGCGGCCTTGCTTTATGGCTTATCGGCATTCGTCATGTGCAGATACTTGGGATTTTTATTATTCTGGTATTCGTTGATTTGCTCACTAAATGGGCAGCTATTGCCTATCAAATGCTAATTGACGAGTACCAGTATAATCCTGAAGAAATTGCGGTTTGGGAAAAGTATAGAGCCATCCCCATCGCGTTTGAAAAGAAGCTTATTTCAAGTCGTTACATGCGTAAAGGCTTCGTACAAAAAGTATTATCTTACGTACTGGCCACATTTGCGGCGGTGTTACTAGATGAAATGAGTGGACAGCGTAAGTTTGCCGTTTCCCTTGTGTGGTTATATCTGGGTTCTAGTGAGTTTCTTTCAATTCTTGAAAACCTTCGGGACGGTGGCAATGTAATGCTTGGTAAATTTTTGGATTTGGTCAGAACAAAGATTGAAAACAAGGTAAAGTTTTAGAGAGGAGATTATTATGAGAGGAATTGACGTAAGTGAAAACAACGGATTAGTAGACTGGGGAACGGTCGCGGCAAACGGTTATCAGTTCGCAATTATTCGACTTGGGTACGGACGCAATACGCTTGATAGTTGCTTTTATGACAACATAAATGGAGCAATTAATGCGGGTCTTAAAGTTGGCGTATACCATTACTCTTATGCCTTAGATGAAGACGCAGCCAATCAAGAAGCGGATTTTGTATTAAACACATTGCAAAGCTCCGGGCTTACCCCGGATAAACTCCCGCTTGGCGTTTGGTATGACATGGAAGACGCTGATGATTACAAAGCCAACAGAGGAATGCCGAGCAATCAAGAATTAACGAATTTTTGCAGTATTTTCATTAATAAATTGTGGAGTGCCGGCTACGCAAAAACCGGATTATACGCAAATATTGATTGGCTAGAAAACTATCTATATCCCGAACAGCTTGGCGGGTGCGGCTTGTGGGTTGCTCATCCCAACCCGTATTGCGGCTATCCCGGTGCTAATATCTGGCAATATACCTTCAGTGAGAATATAGAAGGGAACGAGTTTGACGCTGATATAGTTCTTGATTTTGACGTTGATTAAGGAGATTAATACATGCCTACAAGCGAATATATAAAGCGGTTTGCCCCTATTATTATTGTCGTAAGCTTATTATTCGTCGTTATTGCGGCGGGGGTCATTGTTCATAGACACTTGCACAAGGACGAAAAAGCCCCGAAGGTTATCACCATAGAACAAGCAAAGAACCCCGAACAACTCGCCAAAGCCATTAACGTCACACCGAGGGACGCAACGACGATCATACGAGAAGTTGAACGGGCAACACCTGTAACGACTTACTACACGCCCGCAAGGACGGTACAAGAAGCGGCACAGATGACACGGCAACAGATTGCCCGCAATGACTCTTCTTTACCGTCTGCCGTAACGGCTAAGTCTGACCGTACTGTTATCGTCGAAAATACGGACAAACAAAAGGTAGATGTATATAAAATAAATCTCCGCAATAATCATAAGATTAAAAGCGGAGTAACGTATGTTGACGGTAAAATGTATGGTTCTG